TCATGATGTCCTCTATGTTAGTTAATTATTAACGCTGTCCTACCAGCGCGTACGCAGTTTACTAAATAAACAACAATTATACAACAAATATTTTAAGATGTATGAAACGCGAACTTTGGATAGATTAATCAAATTAAACTAATCAGGTATTTTGTTAATCACTTAAAGTTAAATTTGTAATAAATTGTAATAATTTTCATTCTATCGACGGAAAACAGAGGAACTATATTCCGTTTTATGGTGTTTTTGACCCGATACACCAAGGCTGCCCAGCGATGCTCCGCGTAGTCTGTCTCAGAATTTTTCTCTGTTGTTTGTAAACGCTATTAAGTGTTACATTCTGTTGCACAATGAACATGGATATCTTCTCCTCGAAAGACACTGCTGCCTTAGATGAAGCAGTTGAGGTCAGTGAACAGATCTCAGAGAAGTTTGTTGTCTTTAGAAATGGACTCATCCCACCCCACCTCAGACTGTACCAACTCCATGCTTACAAGATATATGATAGCTGTAGTGAACGCCAACGTCAGGTCTTAGAACTGAGGCTTAGAAATCAAACATTCAAAGAAATCGGACTCGGATTAGGCGTAGGAGAATCTACAGTCAAAGTTCATTGGTATAGATTACTGAAGAAACTGTCGTCTATTACAGTAGAGGTAGATGAGACTAGATAAAATACCCCACGCTAAAGTCAGAATGTTAGCCTCTTTTGGATGTTCTTTTCAGGAGATTGCAAAGTACTTTGCCTGCGATGAGGCTCAAATCAGAAAGAAATTTCGAGATTCATATGAGCAAGGCAGACAAGATATGAAGTTAAAAATCAGACAAGCACAATTGAAATCTGCATTAGAACATGGATCTCAGGCTCTTTTGATTTGGCTGGGTAAAAACTACTTAAATCAGAGCGACAAAGCAGACACCGAGGCAGTCAACAATTTAGAGACAGTACTAAAAGCATGTGGATTCGAGGAAAACAAAATTGGTAAAACAGATACTAAAAAAGAAGAGCCTGTGGAATTACTGCGGATACAAGCCGACACCCCAGCAACTAGCAGTCCACAACTCGACAAAACGATTCCGAATTAACTGTCAAGGTAGACGTTCAGGAAAATCTTATGGCGCAGCCTATGAGATACTCCCTTGGCTGCTCACACCCAATACAAGAGGGTGGATTGTAGCACCTAGTTATGATTTAGGACAAAAAGTAGCAAGAATTGTTAAAGAAGAGGTAATAAACAATCTTCGACTCCCAGTTGCAAACAAAAAGGAAGTCAATGGAGATTTATATTACTTAAAACTAGCTGGATTAAACAGTGAACTAAGTATTAAGAGTGCTGACTCTCCTGATTCTCTGATTGGGGAAGGATGCGATTATTTAATTATTGATGAGGCAGCCGCAATAAAGAAGAGCATATGGGAACAGTATTTAAGACCAACTTTATCAGACAGAAATGGATGGGTATTAATGATATCCACTCCAAGAGGATTTAATTATTTTGAAAAGCTGTATAGGTATGGTCAAGACCCCATGTACCCTGAATATGACTCTTGGCAACATAGTTCAATTGAATCTCCATATTTTAAGGACAATGTAGAAGAATTAAAAAGGACACTAACGCGTGAGACTCTGCATCAAGAATATTATTCAGAATTTACGTCATTTTCAGGCAAGGTATATCCATTTGACCGCACCACTCAAGTACGAAAACTCAGATACAAGCCGCATTTACCGACATACGTTGGACTGGATTTCGGATTCAGACAGCCAGCAGCAGTCGTATGTCAGTTTGACTATTCAAAGTCACAAGAATTTCCTGACATATATCAAATAGATGAAATCGCGATGGAAGAAAACATGAAAACTGAGGAATTTGCAAGAAGAGTCCGCGCTTTTCCATATAAAGTAAATGGATATTTCGGAGATCCTGCTGGAGGCGGTGTCAACGCTCAATCAGGAATCAGTGATATTATGATATTCAAGCGCAAAGGAATGCATGTGAAATATAGAAGAGATTCAATGACGAGAAATGTAGTCAATGGCGTATCTCATGTAAGAAGGTGGTTTGAAGATGCAAATGGAGATTCTCATTTTTTTGTAGATGCAAAGTGCAAAGGTAGTATTCAGAGTTATAGTAATTATAGATATCCTGAACGAAAGGAGGATCAAAGGGTAAAAGAAGAGCCATTAAAAGATGGACGCTTTGACCACATCTGCGATGCTCTTAGATATTTATGTATCAATTTATTTCCAATTAAATCAAGACAAATACGAGTTGAAACATGGTAATAACGAAAGAATTCAGTAAAGAAATAGTAATGCAGAGTCTATCTGACTCTATTAACACGTTTGAAAACGCTAGGAATAGAGAACGTGAATACGCTCTTGATTTTTTTGAGGGATATACAGAACAATATGTAAGATCATTCTTCGGCACTGAATCACTCAGGCAAGTCCCAATAGTAAATCAGAATTTAACTAGAAGAGTCTGTTCAATACGCTCTATGACATACAAGCGTCCACCTAGAATGATTGGAGATTCATTAGAAGAATATAAAAAGTACATTGATATCGATGGATTAACTGCGGTTAGACGACAATTAGAAAAATTAACATTTTTACTAGGTACAATGGCATTCAGATGTCGCTGGAACGCATTAAAACAGAGAGTTGAGTATGATTTACTTCCATTTTTTGAGCCAATCTTTCTAGAAGGCGAAAACAAGCCAGTTGGCGTGATGTATGCGATTGATAATCATGGAAATGCAAGAACAAAAGATTTAAAATATGCAGTGTGGACAGAAACACGTCCTAACGCTCCGGGAATGCACTTTTTAATTGATTCTAATATGAATAAAATCAGTATGAACGAAGAAGATCGCAATCCTTATGATGTGTTGCCGATTTTATTTGTACACAGAGGACAGCCAGTTCGAGATTGGTTTGTGAGTGGTGCAGAAGATGTAATTAAAGCAGATTTATCCACTTCTGTGGGGATGACAGAATTATCCCTTGCAATACGCTTTGGCGCACTTGGGATAAAGCATATTACTGGAGTAGATGACGCAAGTCGAGTAGATCTTGGAGTCGATAAAATTTTATATCTCCCTGAAGGCAGTAATTTTGGAATTTCGAGTCCTTCAGGCTCACTCACTCAAATCATAGACTCAATCAGATTTCTAGTCGAGGCTACACTGCAAAACAATAATATAAGAGTCAAATTTGCACATGATGCATCAGGAAATGCACCTAGCGCAGTCGCATTGAGTATACAAGAGGCTGAATTGATAGATGAGAGAGTAGCTGTCAGTGAAGACACATGGCGTCCATTTGAAAAAGCTAGATATGCAGTAGATAAAAGAATCATAGAAGTTCAAACTGGTAAAAGACTATCAGATGACTATGGAGTTGATTTCGTTGAGCCTAAATCTATAATGACTATAGATGATGAGATAAAATATTGGGATTGGAGAATCAGAAACAATCTCTCAAGCGTAGACTCTTATTCTGCTCACGTTGATTGGTATATGTATAACAATCCTGATGCTACCAAAGAGCAGATAGAAAAGTTTAAAGAGTCTGTAAAGGAAGATGAAACTCCTCAATCCCCATTGTTGGCGAGATTGAATGCCAGCGAATAATTTTATATCATCTTTTGAAAAATCTCAAGATGAATTTATAGCAGAAGTTGAAAAATTAGAAGAAGATGGACTTAGTGTTGAGGAGATTCTTGCTATTCTTGCTGCTACCAACATGGCAGCTTATTTTTTGGAAGATCTCGGTATGTCCACTGCTATTAACGCCCTTGATATTGATATTCTAAAGATTCTAGATGACTTACCATCTTTTGGTGTCATCACAGAAACACAGCTACAAGCATTTCGCAACATAACTAATAGTTCAGTCCTTTCATATACCAATTCACTAGGAGATGATTTGCGAAATGTAATGGCGCAAGGAATCACAAATGGGTCAAGTAAAGGCGACATTCGTGATTTAATGCGAAGAGTTACAAAAGGTAAACGCGTAGAAGTAGTAATCAATGAAGCACTGAGAGTATTCGAGCAGAGTGTGATAGCAGAGATGAGCCGTACTTTACCCGACAACGTCTTGTTTAGTTATGTCGGACCACTAGACGAGAAGACACGACCACTCTGCCGTCACATTCTTGCTAGATCACCATTAACAAGAAAGCAAATTGATTCATTGTTTCCCGGAGCATTTTTAGATAGGGGTGGATTTAATTGTAGACATTTGTGGCTGCCTAATGAGCCAACAAATAAAAAGTTAAGACAAATAGCAAGAGAGTCCATACAAGGACAAACACGTCCACAAACATTAAAAGAATATTATGAAAATTCCTGATTTTAAGCAGATAGTGAAGTTTGGTAAGGCATTTTATAAACGTTTAGGCGAAGAGACAGTAAAAAAGCACGTTAATTACATTAGAAGTGGCAAAGATGTCGAGGGTAAAGATTATATCCCTTATTCTAAAAGCTATGCTAGAAAAAAGAAAGTAAGCAGAAATGATGTAAATCTCACTGCCACTGGCAATATGCTTAAAAACATCAGATTAAAAGCAGTTACAGAGCGTGGATATAGATATTCTTTGCGTGGGCGAAAGAATATACAAAAGATGAACGCTCATATTTCAGGAGACTATGGGCATCCTAATAAAAAGCCAAGAGTCACTACTAGTAAAGAGACTCCTATTCCTGATCCAGTACAAAAGTATATAGCCTTAGAAATCGCCAAGAAAATATCAACAAAAATATGCGATGTTGTTGATGGGCATATCGTAATCAGAATTTAATGTCGTCTAAAAAAGTATTAGTGACAAACGAATCTCCAGTGGCGAAGTTTAATCCTTTCAAGGAAGAACACACGCTCTCAAGATTAAGGAGATTTGAAATTATCACTCAAACAAGAGGAAAAAATGAGCGAAACACAACCAGTCGAAACTCAAGACGTAAAACAGAGTAACACTGAGGCGAACAGTGAAGAAAAGACAGCACAAATACCTTACACGAGATTCAAGGAAATAGTCGATGAAAAAAACAGCTTTAAAACGAAGTACGAAGAGTTACAAGGGTCCGTCAAGCAAGAAAAAGAAGCCATCCAGTTACAAGAATTGGAGAAAAAAGGCGAATACGACAAAATAATGACAGATATGACGGCTAAACTGACTGCTGCGGAGACTAAAGCAAATGCATTCGACCAATATCAGGCAACTAGGCGCGAGTCTTTATTATCGAAAATACCTGAAGATGATCGTGTGATATACGATGGACTTTCATTAGATAAATTGGAAGCACATGTAGACAAATTTAATTCAAAGCCTAATCCAATGCCTGTTGATAACTCCAAGGCATCAACAATGGGAGGATATGCATCCTACGAAGAGTGGGCGCATAAAGATCCTGAAGGATATGAAAAAGCTACAAATCCTGTTAAAAATGGTGGAATAACAATCGCATATGAGTAAGATAAACATAAAAAAGCCACTCGTTAACGATGGAGGTCATAATGCTTTTGGTGTCGATGTTGATCCTAAGAAGGAATTGACTCATGTAACAAATAAAGATGGAAGTCAGAGTACTTATTATAAAGGTACAAAGATGAAATACGATGATTATGTTACATGTTTAGAAGAGCGTTACCATGATAAAAATAAAATAAGATCTATGGGATCGTTCTCAGGATTCGGAAAAGGCACAATGAAAAAAAACTATGAATAAAGGAGAATAATTATGGCATGGGGCGATGGAGCGAGTACAACTAGCACAGTAGCTGGTGGATTAGGGAAAACTATAGGTGATGCAGTTGTCGCGTTCAATAAAGCAAATGTATTCCTACCTCTCATTATGAGTAAGGTAGCAATGCCGGGAACAAAATCAGTAGAATTTGTAGATGTAACAGTAACGGGTGCTGGAGATGTTACAGCAGCCACAGAAGGGTCTGACACTACAGCACAAGCGATGGCAACGACAGCACGCACAGCAACAATTGCGGAACACGTCATGCAAGCTAATATCACAGATTTAGCTGACATGGGGTATGGTGCTGGCAGTTTAACAGAAACTGCTGGAGCAGTCATTGGTAATGCTATAGCTGCTAAACTTGATGATGATATTGCGAATTTATTCGCAGCTGGATCACTCACAAGTGACGCATGTGGTGCTGGAACGTCACTGGCTATGAGTCATATTTTCGATTGTCTTAGATTGCTCAATGCAAACTCAGCCGTAGCACCCTTGAATCTAGCATTAGGTACAAAACAGGTGTATGGGGCAAAGGGATTACAAGGACTCATTCACGATGATGCAGTTACTGGATCAAATGCAAAGCCACAATCAAATATCAATATGGCGTTAGGAGAGGCATTGTATAACAATGGCTTTGTTACACGTTTAGCTGGATTTGATGTATACACATCACCTCAGATTACTGAAATCGGTGGCGATGATGAGGAAGGATGCGCATTTAGTAAAGGTGCATTTGGTGTTGGTATTGGTAGTCAGGGACTAATCAGAATGGAAACTCAAAGAGATGCCTCTGCTCGTTTAACTGAGTATGTTGGTACTGGATTTTGGGGAGAAACAATGATCAAGGACTTATTCGCTGTTTCACTAACATCAGACGTATCATAATCTGATATTACACAACAATATGAGGGGGGATTTACGTCTCCCCTCATTTATATGGAGATAAAATGATAAAGAAATTTAAAAAGCCTACTGGTATCATTGTAAAATATGATTCAAAAGTACATAGCAAAGAATATCTTGCAATGTTGATGGAAAAATTTGAGGAAGTTAGAGCTGCACCTCCAAAGCCAAGAGCAGTCAAAAAAACTGTAGAATAGAGATTTAACCAAGATGCCCATGAGAATTGTCATGCTCGGTAAGGCATCGTAACTAAGGAGAAACATAATGGCACTAAGACAATATGCAGTTGTAGAGGCAAGTAACGCCTCACTAGGACAAGCTGGGTCAGTATTTATAGATGACGATGCTCAACACACTGGTCCATTTGTAGCAATAACAGCTATAGAAGATTCAGTTGTAGATGTAAGTGATTGCACTAACATAGCCAACACAATGACTGATGCCGCAGATTTTACTATTCCAAAAGGTGTTACGATCTATGGAAGATTTGAAGTGTTTTCTATAGTCAGTGGTGGTAAAGTTATAGCTTATTACGGCTAATGCTTGGACTAGGAAATAGCCTATTTCGTTCATCATATTTTGGTGAATTCAATACATATTCACTTGAGTTTGATAAAACAGATGATTTTTTGAATTGTGGAACTCTCAGCACTCAATTTAGAGATGTAGGTGCATTTACTATTTCTATGTGGATTTATCAAGAGGATCTTACCTCAAGTGGGCAAAATGGCTTATGGGGAAAGATGCATAATGACCACCATCGAATATATGGGTACATAAATTCTGCTGGAAAGATTTACTTTGGAATTGAAGATGGCTCTGATGCTAGCGAAGGAGGTAGAGTTATTACTACTAATGCTGATGCCTCATCCGCAGATACTTGGTATCATATAGTCTTTGTCTTTGATGGATCAGCAACAGGGAACACCAATAGGGCTAAAATATATGTAGATGGATCTAGTAAAAGTTTAGACGATACTGACACTATCCCAGCTGAAACATCTGATGATAGTACTTATGCGTCAAATAATTTTAGTATAGGTCGATTTCAAAATAATACTGGCGATATTTTCGATGGGAAAATAGATGAAGTGGGGATATGGAATGTAGCACTAGATGCAGACGCTGTAACTGCATTGTATAACTCAGGTAAGCCCTTTGCTATTGATAGTGATAAAGGTAATTACGATAATGCCTCTGCCCTTCAAGTGTGGTATAGAATGGGCGATGGCACAGAGGGTGCATCAGGTAGTACAATTTACGATATGAGTTCAAATTCAAACGATGCAACAATGACAAATTTTGATGGATCAGATTTCAAAGCGAGTGTACCATAATGAGTAGATATACAAACAGAAAATGGGTAATTGTAAATGTGAGTGACATAACAGAAGAAATGATTGCATCTGCAATTCAAACTTCATCGTTAACACTCAGGAAAACATTAGATGGAACAAAGGCGATTCTGAAATGGGAAGGAGATACACCATCTTGTTTTAATGGAATGACTGTATATACTCATTCAGCTATAAAAACAGAATTAGCAAATTCGGATTGGGTAAGTGAGGATTAATCTTGGAAGAACAAGTGTCCAATTATATTACTGGCCAAGTTTGGTGGCTGAGTGGATTGGCTGTTTTATTCTTGATTCGCAATTTAATAGAATCAGCAATTCAGGGTGCATTAGTTTATATAGGGAAAGATTATAATGCAGATGATGTTGTGTTTTTGGATGGAATTCCATCGCGTATAGTGCGTGTTGGACTCTACAAGTCAGTCTTCTTTGTTTATGACGTTAAAAATGATTTATACACTGGAAAAGCATATGTCAGTGGAGGTAGTAAGAGAGTGATACAGAATTCAGTATTAGCTACTGCAAAAATAGACAAGCCTTTAGAGAATATTGATCTTTCTATATATGACAGACCAATGAAAGATCCTAACTGTAGAAGAAATGGGAGAGAGAATGTTTAACACTCTTGCGTATGATTACGCTATTACTCTTTTAAGAGATTTTGTTAAAGATAAAGGCTTTATTGAGGTCCCAGCGCAGTCTAGACTAAATATTATGAGTGCATGTGAAGACCCTAGTACTGTGGCTACTTTTGAAATAGGTGGTGAAGTAATGCCTATGATACAGTCTTCTCAGATGACGCTAGAACATGAGATACTACAGAATCAAGATTATAAGGGTGTGTACTGCATGAGTACAAGTTATCGTGATGAGCCAAATATTATTGAGGGTAGACATTGTTTAACTTTTCCACTGTTTGAAATCGAGTCATTTGGCGGTATGGAAGATATGATAAAATTTCAAGCAGAATTATTAGATTATCTAGGATTTAGAATTCCTAGTGAGGTGATGTACGACCATGTATGTGATGAATATGGTATTAAGATAATTGAATCTGAGCATGAAGAAAAAATGCAAAAAGATTATGGAGATGTGATTTCACTACAATACTTCCCTGAAAGAGCAAATCCATTTTTCAACATGAATCATCACAGAGACGATTTATATGAGAAAGTAGATGTTATTTTAGCTGGACAAGAGACAATAGGGTCAGCTAGTAGATCATGTGATAGACAGATGATGTACGATAATTTTATGTCTATATCTAATGGTGAATATTCACAGAAGTTATTTGATCTATTTGATAAAGAAAGAGTTATGCAAGAGTTAAATACTTACCTTTCTTTAGACTTTGTCCCAAGATATGGTATGGGGATTGGTGTAACAAGATTATGCAGAGCATTAAAGGAGTGCGAGATTTATGGATAGTTTAAGAGTAACGGGGCAAAGCGTTGCCTCAATGGGATTATTATATTTTGAGATTATACCTTGGGTGCTGGCGGTATGTGTCGGTGTATTACAGATTGTGTATTTAATAAAAAAAATAAGGGAGAAATAATGAGTTCTTTGTTAGCATTAAT